TGGTCCTACTTTAACACCTCCCCATACTTCATTAATCCATATCCAATCTATATGCTCTCCTTCTAATAAATTTTCTTTATTTTTATTCTTAAATATTGATGTATCAAATACTGCTTTCTTTGTAATTTTAAATGTTTCATCAACAATTTCCTGAGTTACTTCACCATCTGTTTCTATTTTAGTTAAGTGTCCAACTTTTCTTTGAGTCTTCCAATATATTGTAGCTACTCTCATTAAACCTCCTTCACCCCACATAGATACATCTTCATTCTCATCAAGAATTTCACTTAGTATATCCCCACCTGCTGATGGATCATTTTGATAGTTACTTACAAATTGTCTATATGCTAAACCAGGTGCATTAGTATTCCACTCATGTGATCTAGTTGCATCATAATATGAACCATCATTTTGATACCCGTTTACTTGATACTGTGCTGATCTAGCAGGATATATTTTTTGTAAAGATTCTAATTGTTTGCTATCCATTAAATATCCGTATCTATCAACTACATCTGATACTGTCATTAAATCTACTTTACCTGCATAATTTGAATCTGCAATATATCTTTGATCTGGTGATTTTTGATAGAAAGTTAAAACTGGATTCCATAACTCTACATCATAGTCATCCTCTAACATTCTAAAATGCCAAAATTCCCTATCTGCAATAAGCATATCTCTAAATCCTCTTTCTTCAAGTTCTTGCATTTTAAATCTTTCATCATCTACTGCAAGTGTATGGGATGCCCATTCCTCTACCATGCTTCTATAAGACTTACTAAAGAAGTCTTCTATTTCTGGTAATGTTTTTAAATTTTCTGGATTAAGTTGTTGTTGTGCTTCTTCAGATGCAGGATCCATTCCCATATCTACCATTTTACGTACAAGCTGTGCTTCTGCTGTAGCTAATAAAGATTCTTCAATCTGAAGTCTTTTTTGTTCTAGCATTTCATTATAAGATGCATCATCAACAGCTCTAAACTGCACCTTAGAATATCTTTTGGCAAACTCACCTGTTAATACATTAATTACATTTGGAACTATTGGATAAAATTTTAACTCTAATGCTGAATCATTCTCTTTAGTAAGAACGTCCATCATATCTTTATAATCATTATCTGGCTCAACTATATAATCAGTTTTATCAATTACACCTTTAGCTAACTTATAATTTTTAAGAAGCCTTCTTGAATTTACTCTTAAGAATTCTATGCCTTGCAATTCTAACCAATCTAAATTCCATGCTGCCCAATTATCATCTTTTTTCTTATATGGTAAAAATTGAATTGGTTGTGTTAAGCTAGAAAATGTTGGTCCACCTTCTGCTTTAGCACCATCCTTCATTTGCATTGCATTTAATACTCTCATCTATTTAAAATTTTTAAAGCCAGATCTCCTACTTCTAGAATTAGTTACACCATTACGCCCAATGTTTTTGAACGGGCTATACTTTAATTTACTCATTTTTTCTGGATTCACCAAAGAATCACCCTCTGATTCACGTCTTTTAGTATATCCTCTATTTGATTGCTGAATTTTTACAAAAGCTATCAATGCCCCAAACGCAACCATCCTATCAACATTTAAACCAGGATAGTAAGCAAGCATTTCTGTTAAGAGCATAGGATCAGGTATTCTTTCTATACCTAATGTTTGTGTCATAACATTACCTTCTTTATCTGTTTCCTCATCTATCACCTCTCTTAAAAATTCTATAGCATAAGAAATTAAATGACTTTTAAATAATGTACCAGTATTTTTCCAACCATATTCTTGGTACACAGTTTTGTTAGATCCTAAATCTTTTAAGAATAATATTTGTTGTTTAGGAACTAAATATCTTTGTTTTCTTCTTGCAATCATATGTTGTATAAATAATGATATATTATTCTCTACAATTGTCCATGCATTATACCATTCTATAATTAACTCTAACCTTTCATGTGTTTTATTTATATCATCAAATCTACCACACCATGCTGCAACAATTTTATCTTTTTCAATAAATTGTTCAACATCTCCTCCAGCTAATTGCCGTGTTACTTCTATAGCATTTTTATATACAAAAATACTACACAATGAATCTGATGTAGTAGTTTTTCCTTCTGACACAGGATCAACAGAAGCATAGTAAGATCCAAATGCAGGAGATTTAGTTGGTCTTTCCCAAACTACTATTGTTCCTGTTTTATCTATTTGTTTTTTATCTACAGGAAATTTAGATATTGGTAATTTACTTGTTCTCTTAGCTACTACCCCTGTCTCATCCCTATCTAAAGCAATAAGTTCATATGGATATTCTTTTTCTTCAATCTTTTTTAATTGCTTGCTTAATATACCCTGTGGAAATATTGATTCTTTTCTATATGCAAAAGCTTCAGCAATATTAAGTGGTTTTTGAGATATTCTTAATTGAAATTGCTCTCCATTTAATTCATTTTTCCACCTTGACCTTTCTATATTAATTGCTTTAATAGCTTCTTCAACTTGTGAGTTTCCATAATCATCAATGTAAGGTGGCATAGACCATTGTTCAGGAATAAATAATCCTGCCATACCAATAGTTCCATCAGCATCCATAAGGTTGGTTTCAACTGCATAAATGTCATTAGCTCCTGGACTAAGAATCATATCCTTTAATGGGTTACATTGTTCTAAATCACCCACTGATCCAGCTGCAATAAACTGCCCAGTTGTCATCATACCAGAAGACATTGCTGGACGTAAGTACTCATATGTTTGCATCATATTTTTGGCAATCCCAGCTTCTTCATGAAAGAAGTAAGTACATGGTCCACCTACTCCAGTAGTAGCATTCTTTTCAAATGATGCACCTTGTATTTTTGATTTAAGCCCTCTTGATGTTTTTCTGCTATTTATCTTAACTTCTATTTGTTGTTGCCATAGCAATACCTTTTCTGGATTACTAGGCCTATACCATGCAGTATGTTCATTAAGAAATGTTTTATATTCTTCTAAAAATTTCCAAGATCCTTTATCATTAATGTAATCTTTTAATGATGCTCCAATTTTACATATTGAACCTTCTTCAAACCAATATTGATTTATAATTTTACCCATATGAAAATAAGAAGAAGCTATCTGACGTTTTTTTAGTATTGCAACGTGCTGATGATTTAACTCAGCTATAATTTCATACAATGCCATATGGTACTGGGCATCTCTTACTTTAGCAAATCCGTAATGTTTTTCTTCTTTATCAAAAATAGGTAAGAAGTTAAGCCACATATAATAATCTCTAGTAAGATACCATTGTCTATCCCCATCTATGTATATAACTCCAGATCTACATTTATCTTTTTGATCCTGCCAATATGTTATAAAATCTTTAGATCTAAACGGTGAATTACAATAAAAACCTTCTTTATTAAATATTCTTGCTTGTTCATTAAACTTAAGAGCTAATTTAGTAAATCCATATTCTCCAGGTTCTTTAAAAATACCTTCTAAATATTCCCTAAAGTCTGCATCAGTATTAAATTCAGTAGATCCCCATTCTCCTTTATTATATGTAGGTATAATCCTACTCATATCTTATAATTGCATATACATCACCTACTTGTAATAATAGATGTTCTTTATTATGATGTTGCATTGGAGTAGGCATAGCATGATCTGCATATTGAACTACATCCCCAATTGATATTTCTGTTACTTCATCTCCTCTACCTACTACTGTACCTTGATAAGTTTGTTTTTGAGCTACCTCTGGAAGATATAATCCAGAAGCAGTTTTTGTTTCTGGTTTTATTTCTTTTATTAATAACTTCATACCTACTGGCACTACCACTTGATTTTTCATTTATATAATTTAATTGGTTTATATTTGGTCATATGCTAATCCTGCACCACCACGTACAGAGCTTTCTTGTTCTTGTTTCATATCTGTAAATGCTCCTTTATAGGATTGTCTTATTGCTTCAAATTTAGCGGCAGCATTTACCATAGAATTAATATTTCCATCTCTACCATGTTCTATAGGTGTAACTTCCATATACTTACCTAATCTATCTAGCATAGATTTTATACCTACATATGCTCTAAATGTAGGGGTCTCATATAATTTTTTACACATATCTAACGCATATCTAATTTTAGGATCTTCAGGTGACTCTTCCAAAGAAATTTCTTCTATAATTATATCTTCTTTTTCATGTTCAGGTAGATTAAAAAATGGATTAAGATCTGGATTAGGACAAGACATATAAAATAAGTACTGATATACTTGCATATATGTAACTGGGTATTCTTCCATTATCACTTTTAAAAAAGGTAATGTATAACAGTGTTCTGTTACTACAACCTTGCTATTTTGGATGTCAAATAATTTTACTATCATAATTTTATATTTTTATAATGCATCAATGTAAGCTTTTACAGTAGCGTAGCTATCAGTAACATAACAACCACCACCTGTTAAATTCACTTTACGTACATTTGGTATAAAACTACCATTTTGCTG